CGCGATTGAGCCAGACGCGTACCGTGCCATCGGCGGCAAGCGCGGCCTGGGTCGCGATACCCACCTGGAAATTGCCGGTGGCGGTGGTGGTGATGCGGCGGTTGGTATTGTCCCAGAACACCCGCACGCCAGCGGCGATGGCAAGCGCCGGTTCCTTGGTGAGGTCGAACACGCCCGTGGTCCCGGCCTCGATCATGGCGTTCTGCACGCCATCCACGGCGGCGACGCCGAACAGCGCACCGACCAACACGCCTTGGCCGGCGGAAACCCCGGTGGCATAGGGCACGGCAATCGCCAGGCTATTGCCCGGCTGGATGAAGTTACGCATGGAATGAACCTCCTGAAACGCAACAGGCGCCCCAAAGGACGCCCGTTGCGAAATTGCGATGATGAGAAAGACGGAGAGCGATCATACGCCCGGATTGAACCAGGCCCCGCGCCAATCAATGGCGCCGACGCCGAAGTCGAAAATCACGCTGACCTCGACACCATCCACGCCGGAGACCGGGCCGGTGGTGACTTGCGGTCCCTCCGCGCCATTCAGGTAGCCATAGACATATACCGGCGCGGTCGGCGGATCGGCAAACAGGTACCAACGGTTATTCGGGATCAGCGGTTCGACCAGCGGCTGGACAAAGCCGGCATAGATATTGGTGTGGCTGACCTGCGTGGCGCCAACACTCACCGTCAATTGCCGCGCGGGCAATTCAAGGCTCGGGCCCACCAGCAGCTTCATGGCATTGCCGACGGAAATCGGCAGGCCGTCCAGCGTCTTTTGCCGGAGGATAGCAGCGCGACCATTGGCAAGGTTATTGATGTCCAGCGCACTGCCCGCCGCCGCCTTATTCAACCGGGCAGCAGCCGTGCCAAACACCGCAGCCGGGCCATTCGTCAGTGTCGGGCCATCGCCATTGGCCTGGTTGAGTAGCGCATAGGCCGTGGCATTCTCGAAATCCGCCACGCGCCGGCCAATGGCGGCGGCGAAATCCGTGAAGGCCCCCAGGTCATCATTCACCAGCATCGGCCGCGTGACACGGATACGCCGTGCGAAGGTTTGCAACAGGACGATTTCCTGGCTTTCCGACATGGTGCCGGCCTGGATCTCGCCATTCTCCATCAGCGGCATGAGCGTCGGGAAATCACCAACACGCAGATGACGGTGCGGCTTGAAGTCGCGGAAATCGCGGCGAAGGAAGATCTGCCGATAGCTCGGCGCTGCTGGCTGATAGGCCGCGAGCAACATCTTGTTAGCCGCAGCCGAAAGCAGCAGGGGAAAGTCGGAGGTGGTATGGAACGCACGCTCGGCCAACAGCGTCGGGTTGCGCGGCACATTGCGTTCACCGCGGACCTTGAGCAATTCGCCGATCATGTCCGAAGGCCGCCAGCCCATGAATTCGGCATGGCGCCCGGTGCCCTGCGGCTGGTAGCCGGGCATGCTGCGCGCGGCGAGCGCTTCCGCCATGGCGTCCAGGATTTCCGAGGGCGAGTCATGTCCCGGCCCGGTTTCCGGGCGCGCCGGAATGGCAGGCGGTGTGGCGCTTTTCACCATGGCGTCGAACAAGGACCGGCGTGCCTGGTCCGGGTGCCAGCCGCGTTCAACAGCCTCGCGTCGGATATGTGCGGCGGTTTCGGTGCCGACCAGGGCGCGCGCGGCGTCAATCGCGCCATCGATGCCGGAGATACGCTCACGCTCGGCGCGCTGTGCCTCACTGCGCAGCGCCTCGAGATCAGGCGGCGTTTCCACCGCAGTGGTTGCGGGCGGCGACGCGGCAGGCGGCGCCGGAGGGGCTGCCGGGGTTTCCGGCGTCGTCTCGGTCATGGGGATTTCCTCATCAGGCAGGGCAGGTTCAATGGCGAAGGACGGCGCGCCCTGCGGCGCCGCGCCACGCACTTGCGCATCCCGATCAACCGGGATGGGCACGATCGAAATCTCGAAAGGTTCCCAATCTACGGCGCGATAGATCATCTCACCGCTCACCGGATCGGGGCGCTGGTCATAGCGATGCACGCGATAGCCAATGCTGACCGCACGCAGCGTGCCATCGGCAATGCGCTGCCAGAGTGGTTCAACATCGGCAGCAGCAGAGAATTGCAGCCGCGCATGGCCGCGCCCGCCTTCTAGCCGTGCGGCAATGACACGGCCCAGCACGTCCCGCGCATCGCTGCTGCGATGCGTATTCAGTACCGGCGCATTGCCAGAGCCGAGCTGCGCCATGCGCACCGCATTGGGCGACATATCCAATTCCTCGGTGATGCCACCAAGGGACGGGACAAAGTTGCGCGCCCGCGCGCCGGTGGACCAGACGACCTCGACCGTGCGGGAAGCGCGATCCACGGTGGCGGGTGCTGTGATGGCGCGGCGGGCGGTGATCGATTGCCCATCGGGGGGAAGTCGATCGGGCAAAGCGGGATCAGCCGGCGCGGGGAGATCCCCGCCCGGGTCGGTGGTTTCGGTCATGCGTGAGCCCTATGCTGTTTGGGTATCTGCCGGCGTTGGTGCCGCCGCCCCGGCCGCACCGGTGGCCGCGATTTCCACCGCTGCCATTTGCGCTGCATCCTGCGCGCCACCGGATTTGGCGACACGGCGCGGATCGGTATCAAGTGAGATGCCAGCCGCATCCAGCGCTGCATTGGCTTCGCGGATCATCTCGACCGCCGAGCGGAAATCATAGCCGAAGGCACCGGCTGCCTCGGGTTGCGGCACAAAGCCGGCGCGCACCTGGGCGATCAGCGCCGTGGTGTCCTTCAGCGGGTCAATCATTTCATGCGCTGGCGGCACATGCGCCACACCCTTGGGCATGGCATCCGCCCAAAGCCCGACCAGCGCGCCCTGCGCATGAAAGCGCTCGGCGATAGGCCGCACCAGCATCGGGATCAGCATGCCGTATTGCACCTGTTCGCAAAGCCGCCGGAATTCGATCTTGCCTGCGCGGAGACTGGAGTAATTCGCCTGCGTCAGATCGCCGGAGACCTGGTCATAGGTGAGGCCCGCACCGACAGCGGCGGCTTCAAGCGAGCGTCGCGCGAAGGCGGTATGCGACCCACCGCCGGAGGGGTTCACCACACTTACATCACCCTGGCCGCGCCGATACAGGATCATCCCAGGCTCGAAGCTTTCCACTGCGCGGCCTTGCGCGTCACGCAGCAGGCCAGGGTTGGCGTCGCTCGGTTTGGTCAGCGTTTCCTCACCATCATCAGTGACCACCGCAGCGAGGCAGGCCTCAATCTTGGCTTTCATCAGCAGTGCTGCTTCGTAATCGCCAAGATCACGCAGCCGGAGCAGCACGGGCGCGAGCCAGGAGACATCGCGCAATTGCCCGGGGCGACGCTTGCGGAACACATGCAGCACGTCGCGTGCAGGGATGAAGTTGCTCGTCAGCCGCGCACCTGGCAGCATCCAGGCGCCGGGATGGGTTGGGAATAGCCAGTATCCAATCGGCTCGCCAAAATTCCCAAGTGCGATGCCCTGGATGGTCGGCACGCCATTCACCACGCCATTGCGCGCCGTATCCAGATGATCGCTTTCCAGCACCTGCAGGCTGAGGCCGATCGGGTTCCGCGGCGATGTCGGCACTGTCAGCAGCCGGATGAAGCATTCGCCGCTTTCGACGACGGCACGCATGGCCAGCGCCTGCAGGCCATAGAGATCGAGCTTGTCCTCGGCGTCGCAGGCGGTGCTATCCGCCCAGGCCTGCCAGGCGTTGCGATGCGCGGTTTCAGGCCATCGCGTCGTGATGCCCGCACCGACCGCATTGCCGGTCCAGAGATCGACGATGCGCGCGGCATAGGGATCATTGCGCACCGCATCACGCGCGCGCCTTGCGACGCTGGCAGCGGCCATACCGACTTCGCCATTCGCGCTGCCGCCTGAGGGCGACCAGGATGAGGCGCGGTTCTCCTGCGCGGCCGCGTAACCCCTGAGGGCATTCCAGGCAGCGCGCAGGTGGAGCTTCATGCGGCGGGGGCCATGACGCTATCAAGCAGCGCGCCAGCAGCCTCGGCAATCGGGCCATGGCAGGCAATGCGATCGGCTGCGACCCAGGCGAGGGCGAGGCTTGCTGCTTCGGGCGGCGAGAGTTCCTTCTCCCAGGCGGTCTGGCGCAGCCGGGCGAAGGCACGGAAGGCCTCCTCCGGCACGCCAAGCGCTGCCGCCAGCGTGGCGGGTTGCCAATGCGTCTGTTCCATCATGCGTTCCTTGTGAAACTGGCGAGTGTCACGCCCGGCCGCCGCGCAGTGGCGTTCTCCGCGCCGTAAAGGGCGGCAATGGCGCGGCCCAATTCATCCAGGCTGCGATATTCGACCGTGCGGCCTTCGAAGGTCACGCGCGTGACGCCGCCGGTATAGGCGGAGGCCAGCACGGCTGCGCGGCTGCCCGCAGGCTGCGCTAAGGCCCAAGCAAGGGTGGCGGGGTCCATGGGTATCTTCCCAGTCTAGAATTGGAAGGGTGTCCCCAGTTACTGGGTGGATGCATCGGCTGAGCGAGGGGCTATTCGGCTCACGATTGCGCCTCTGGACCGGAATCATGTAGGCTCGCACCCATGGCGATACCTGATTTTCAAACCCTGATGCTACCTGTACTGCGCCGTCTTGCTGAGCGGCGCCTCAAAAGTCGTGAACTCGTCGACGCAATCTGTGACGATTTCTCTCTTACCGAAGAAGAACGGCTCCAGATGAACCCGTCGGGTAAGCAGGCGACTATTTTCAATAGAATTCATTGGGCGCTGACTTATCTCAATTCCGCGCGCCTGATAACGCGTGTCTCACGCGGTGTTTATGAGGCATCTGAAAGGGGCCACGAGCTGCTGCGACAGCCGCCTACGCGTATCGATATTCCTTTTCTGAAGCAGTATGATGAGTTTCGGGCGTTGCGTCCGAACGACCGTTACTCTGAGACCATCGATTCGGTGACTAGCACCCCGGTTTCCCAGGCAGACAGCAATTCCTCGGGGACCCCAGATGAGCGTATTTTTAATGCTGTTGCCGATATTGAAGCGGAGCTTCGTGAACGAGTTCTACAAAGAATTCTTGAGTGTCCCCCTGCTTTCTTTGAAAAACTGGTGCTCGATCTACTCCTGGCTATGGGTTATGGCGATGGGCATCAGGCTGGCGAAGTTCGTGGCAGATCTGGTGATGGCGGGATTGATGGTGTCATTCGCGAAGATAAACTTGGCCTCGATCTTATCTACGTCCAAGCCAAACGATACCGAACAGAGAATGTCATAGGCCCAGATAAGATTCGTGAATTTTCTGGTGCATTGGATTTTCATGGCGCCAGAAAAGGCGTGTTCATTACAAGCAGCCGATTCTCTCAAGACGCAGAGAGATTTGCGTCTCAGCTTCAAGCAAAGCGCATTGTGTTGGTGGATGGCCCAAAGCTGACCCTCTTGATGCTCCAGCACGGCGTTGGTGTTCGCCCGAAAGGCGATCCCATCATTTTGCGAGAAATAGATCTGAACTACTTTGATCCTGAAGAAGCGGTCTGACCTAGACCACTGGTTTTTTGCTCTCGTTGTCCTTTAACCTCCCGCGGCGCGCGAGAGGGCACGCAGGATCGGCAGGATCTGCGCCCCACCCGCACCAAGCGCGATAAGCACAGCAACGATGCCCCAGATCGCGCCCTCAATCCGGCGCGTCTGCTTGCGCAGGCCGCAGATCTCGGCGCGCACCGCCGTGTAGCGCTCGGCACAGCGCTCCACATGCAGCGACAGATCCTCGCGCTCGCGCGCGTGGAGTTCCCCGTTACTCATGATTTCCTCCCGAAAGTAATCAGCGCAGCCAATTGCCACGCGGTGCCAACCAACCAGGCCGGCGCATCAGTGGCGGTGGGTCTGGGTTTGGCGCCGTAACCGGCGCGGCAGTCTGGACGGCTTGGCTTTCCACCGGCGCATTCGCGATATCCTCGCGCAGCCTTTGCCAGAATCGCTCGCCATACCGATCCGCGCCCAGCAACCACAGCGCCGCACGCGCCAGCACCGCGCAATCCAGCGCCTCATTGCGGTCGCGCAGCTTGGCCCATTCCTGGCGGATAAAGCCGCGCCGATCCTTCACTTGGTGCAACTGCTCCGCCACCAGCTGCTTGACCCATTCAACCTCAATCCCCTGCGGCAGATGTACCCAGCCGTGCGGGAATTCCGCCGCATCGCCACGCCCGAGCCAAAGCCGGCGATAGAGATCAACCTTCCAGGTCGAAACCGACACGGTCCAAAGCTTCAAGCCGCGCCGCAATTTCCGTCCATCCACCAGCGCATCCACCGGCGTCGGCCCCTGCACCGGCTGAGCCCTATTCCAACCATCAACGCCCTTGGTCGGCGCAATACGTGGATCGCGCAGGCGCCGCAGATGGCCATAAACCGCCGCCGTGTCGCGCCCGCCCGTGTCCACACAGGCCTTGGCAATGCGGATTGCGCCACCACCAGCACGCGGCCAATCACGCGCGAGCAATTCCGCCAGCGCATCCCAGGGCGCGCGTTCGCGCGGGCTGCCAGCGATGACAATGTGATCGACAAGCCAGGAGGAATAGCCGTCAGCCCAGGCCCAGATATCGCATTCCAGCCGGTCATCCTGCACATCCACACCAGCCGTCAGCACCAGCGCGTCCTGCGCCACAACACCCAGCCGGAAATCCTCGCGCCGTTCCACCAGGCGTTCCCAATCCGGTGCCTCGCCACGATCCTGCCAGGTCTCGCCGAGCACCGTGTTGCGGAAGGTTTTCAGATCCTCGGCCTTGCCTTGCGCGGCTTCCCAATCGCGCGCGATCTGCTCCCAGGACAGCCAGCCGACGGGGGAATAAAGCGCCGAGATATGAAAGCCGATGGTATGCGGGTTCTCTGCTGCCGCTGTCGGCCGCCATTCGCCGGCGGCGAGCATGGCGGTCTTGTGATGTTCCTCGATGGGCGTGTCGCAATCCTCGCAATGGTAGCGGACGCTGCATGGATCGCCCTTTTCCCAAATCAGACGTTCGAATTTCAGCCATTGCATGGCGCCGCAATGCGGACAGGGCAGGAAAAAGCGCCGCTGGTCGGAGGCAGCATATTCCCGCTCAATCCGACTGCGCCCGGCAATGGTTGGCGTTGACACCAGAAAGGCTTTCCGGCGCCAGCCGAAGGTTCGTGCCCGGGCCTCGGCCAGGGCAATCGGATCGCCTTCGCCTTCGATGTCGCCGGGATAGGCGTCCACCTCGTCCAGAAACAGAAACCTGGCCGGCATGGAGCGCAGCCCGACCGCGCTATTCGCCCCCGTCAGCACCAGAATGCCGCCGGGGAATTCCTTGGACAGCATCGTATTGCCGCTGTCGCGCGCACGAGCGGGCGCCACGCGTTCCCGCAGCGCCGGCGTTTCCTCCAGCAATGGGTCAATGCGCTGGCGTGAGAAGCGCTTCGCCAATTCCACAGTGGGCTGCACCGCCAGCACCGGCGCCGGGACGTGGTGCAGGACATAGCCCAGCCAATTATTGCCTGCCTCGGTCGCGCCCACCTGCGCGCCTTTCATGAACACAATCCGCCGCGCCGGATGCACGGCAGAAAGCGCATCCATCACATCGCGGAGATAGGGCGTGCGGCTGGTGCGCCAGGGGCCGGGCTCAGACGAGGCACGGCTGCCAAGGATGCGATGCTGTTCCGCCCATGCCGAGACAGTGAGTTGCGGTGGCGGGCGCAGCATAGCCCCGGCACGGCGGCGCACATGTTCACGCGTGCGGCTCTCGCTCGCCGCTGATGCCGGGAGGGTCGAAGCGATCGGAAGCCTCCGTCAGAAGCTCATTGATGTGCTGCTGCAGGATGGTTTGCAGCAAATGGGGTTCGACATTCAGTTCGGCCGCAATCACGCCCGCGACGCGCGCGGGCCAATTCAGCAGCGCGTCGCGCATAGTGCTGGCGATTTCGTCAATCGTCGCATTGGCGGTGGCGACATCCAGCAGCCGGCCCTTGCTTTCATCGAGCGCTAGGCGCTGGGCTTCGACCTTCAGGGCAAGCTGCGCGACCTTCAGTCGGGCGAAAGGCGTGCCCTCGGCATTAGTGCTGCCGTTGAGCGGGGACCGCTGCGGGTCTGCGGTGTCCAGCAGCCGGGCGCGTGTCTTGGCGATGTCCCATTTGCCGTCCGGTTCGCGCGCGATGCGGCCAGTGCGTTCGGCCTTGTGCATGGTGGTATCGCTGACGCCAAGGCGTCGCGCTGCCTCACGCGTGGAGGGTGTCAGTTCAGCCATGGCGGCGACCTCCCGCCGCGCGTTGGTGATGGTTCAGTGTGTGGTGCGGTGGCGCGCTGCGTGGAATGCGGAAAGGGCCAATTCCCAGTCCGCTTCATGTTCGGCGCCAACGCGCTGGACGGGTTCCAGCGTTACCATGGCCCGGCTGTAGTATTCGCCCTGCATGCGTGTCAGCCACCCGGAAAGCCCCTGCGCGGCAAGGGCGTCGCTGGCGGCCAACACTTCTGGCTCGGTCGGCTCGGTGCGGCCGAGGGAAACGTGCCGCCCATCGGCTCCCAAGATCATCCATCGGGTTTCAGTTTCTGCCTGCATCGTCATTCTCCGTCTTGCGTGACGTACGCTTCGCGCTGTGTTTTGAGCGAGCCAAGGCAATAAAGCGCCAGGGATCGCTATGATCCCTGGGCTTGGCAATCATTCATGCCGCTGTGGCTGAGCAGCTTCATTCAGCGACGCGGTAGACCGTGTAGGACCCCTTGGCGCCTTGCTTATTCGGGCCGACTTGGCGAATGCGCTCGGCAATCTCCACCGTGATCCCCTGGCGCTTTTTCAGCCCGGCGAAAAACCCGCGCACCGTATGCTGCGCCCAGCCGGTGGCCTCGGCGA